GCACCCGTCACAGCAATGCCTACAATGATCCCTGCTACCATCATGATGCCCGGTGCAACGACATTAGTCCCTGGTGCTGCGATGGCGACTGCTGCTGCGGCAGTCCAGAAAGGCGGTGGTGTAGTGACTGGTGAAACCGATTTTTCCACACTCGCCCTCTTTGGTCTCTTCTCCGCAATTCTCCTTGGTGGAACGTATTACGGATTGAAGCGCCTAAACAACACAGGAGGCATCTTCTCTAGAACAGATCCCAAGGATGGACGCGAACGGAATGACGCCCCTCCCAAACCACATGGACTTTGAAGCCATGCTCCGTCCTCGTCGCCCGACCGAAGATGGATTTCTAGGAACCTATGACCCCTGGGTCGTTGTATCCTTTTCTGCCAAATGGTGTGGCCCGTGTAAGCGTCTTGATAAGAAAACAATTGTAAACTCTACTCCTGGTGTTACTTGGTATGCCGTCGATGTCGATGAAAATCAGACTACGCTCGGATATTGTGGTTGCCGCTCTATTCCTGCATTTGTTGTTATTAAGGATGGTCTCTTCATCGATAAGAAAGAGGGTGCAAATTCTGCCCAGGATGTTCTTGACTGGCTACGAAGCAAAGGCGTTCCTGTCCAGCAGTAAAGAATAGGCTAGAGTAGGAATACTGTTATGAAATCACCATTGTGTGAACAAGGTTCTCCATGTCCACACTATGATTGTATCGTCGTCGGTGCTGGAATCGCTGGGCTCTATATGACCCGTGAACTGTTAAAGAAATACCCAAAGGAGCGTATTGCCCTTCTAGAACGCTACAAGGGGCTCGGTGGGCGCACTTACTCCTATTCTCCTCCAGGATTTGAAGGAATTCAGTGGGAAATGGGGGCAGGACGTATCCATAAAGACCATCGACTTGTAATGGGATTGTTACAAGAGTATGGGCTATCATGGATCCCAATTGGAACAGACATAGGATATATCCACAAGAATGGCGATACGCTTGTAGCAAATCCATTTGAAACGCTCTATATTCCTACTGTACTCGACCCACTACGTTGCCTCTCCGCGGAAACCTTAGCAACCCATACAATTGAGGAGCTTATGGTAAAAGTATATGGTCGGCAAAAAACAGATGACATTCTTACGACCTTTCCGTATCGAGCGGAAGTGACTACATTACGCGCTGATTTAGCATTACAGTCCTTTTCCAGTGGAGGAGAAATGGGGTCTCATGTTGGATATGGAATTGTCGCAGAGGGATTTGGGGAACTTGTCAAACGAATGCGCGAGGATATTGAATCCAGAGGGGCTACCATTTTACAGCGTCATCGCCTACTGAATTTTCAGAAGGGTCCAGGAAATTCAGTGGATCTGGACATTCAGTTTGGCTACGATACCCCCAAACCTGGCGGGAAAATTCAGTTGCGCGCTGAAAAAGCAGTAGTCCTAGCACTCCATAAAGATGCTGTCGCTGAATTACCTGTTATGAAAGAATGGAAAACACTCAAGCATTTACAGACAAGACCCCTCCTTCGTACCTATGCTGTATTTCCTACCCATTCTGGAACATCCTGGTTTACCGGATTTCATAGGATAGTTACATCGGAACGACCTCGGTATATTCTTCCTATCGACCCTACAAGAGGTGTACTTATGATTAGTTATACAGATGCGGATGACACTGAATTTTATGCCAAGGCTCTGGAAAAGGGTGGAGACAAGATGTTGGAAAAGGTCATTGTGGATGACGTGCGTATCCTTCTTCCCACTGTAACTATCCCCAAGCCACTGTTTTTTCGGTCTCATCTCTGGAAAACCGGTGCAACCTACTGGCTTCCTGGAACCTACAATCCAGCACTGGAATCACAAAAAGCAGCCCACCCTAAACCCACTGAATTTCCATCTGTCTGGCTTTGTGGCGAAAGTTGGTCGCTCCGTCAAGCATGGGTGGAAGGCGCATTGGAACATACGGAGGAATGTTTGCAACAAATAAGACTATAGTCTAACAAGAATATAGTATACTACTATACTTATATTTATAATAACATATTATAAATATAATATTTTGTATATACTTACTTCATTTACTTCTCTACCAAGCCCTTCCCCAGATCAAAGATAATCTCGACATAGCCGTCAGGGCGCTTCTTCTCCACAGAAATGCTATCGCGGGCCCAATAGCCGATAATCGCATGGTCGCGGCCATCATAATAGTCGCCGCCACCACGGCCATTCCCCTCGCACGTCAGCAGAGGAAGAGGGTGGAGCGTTGTATACTTCTCACTACGCTCCTTGCTTACAAACTGCTTCTTCGTATGATTGACAATATAATCATACAGGGACATGGTACTTTCCTCAGGAGTTACGAGGAGTTCCTTCTTATACTCCTGGCAAATGTGATAGAGATTGTGTTCACCATCGTATTCCTTGTCCGCATAATCTCCAGCCCATACCACCGAACTCTCGGCATAACGAGGGGATGCTAGCAACAGTTCTACAGCCGATACAAAATTATTACTGATGTACGAATGTTCCGTTAGTTTGGCTCCATTGGAGTACTCGTGAGGAGACATCCATCCAATGATTTCACCTTTCTTGTTGCGAAAGACTGGAATGTAATACTGGCCCATTTTACTTATAGATTGGTTGACGAGTTTAGGTATTATACAGTTACCGCCATGTGATACAGATAATAAAGTACAAGTGTAACTTTGTCAACTGTAGGGTCAAAAGAAACTGTATAGTACTTGTCTGATTTCCCAGAGGCCATCCATCCATTTGCGATTGGATATCCCTGAATAACCAGTGTATTACTTTTTGTATTTATGGAAACGTATGGACCAAGACGCACAGAAGAAGCCTCGCCTTTTTCGACCCTGTCCAGAAATTCCTTAAGAGCGAGTAAATCGATTTCGGTATCTTGGTCTAATACAAGAGACAGAGTTTTAGAAAAATTTAGCGTCTTATACGCAGTATTCGTAACAGACATATTCCTTCTTAGGTTGATAACTATACTTTTAGACCTGACATTTACAGAAAATATAGGAATACCTTAGAATGCAGTCAGATATACTCCCCTTTACAGCCTATGACAGTATGAGTTATTCAACTGTCCAGGAAATGCCCGCACCCCCTGGATTTGCGCGCCGCGATGCCCCTGAAGTTCAAACGCGCGCCCCGCAACCGCGTGAAATGACCCCCACTATGCATGCCCTCCCGCCACCAGGCGCGACTGGAGGCGGCGGCGGAACTGCCGTCAAACAAAAGCCTCAAGAGGACATTAACTTAGAAGACTACCAGGACTATGGAGAGAAGCCAAATGATATTAGCAATTATACGGTCGTGAAAGATCTTGTCTATATTGTATTAGCCGTCTTGGCCGTTGATGTCGCCGTAATCTTCTTAACAAAGTTCTTCCCTGAAGTCTTCGGCCAGGTTCTCAATCGCTGGTATGACCTCTTTGGTCTCAATGCGGTTATCGCCGATGTTCTTATCATCGTGATTGGCTTCTTAATCACTCGTTATCTCTATACTGGATATATCAAGGAGAAATTCGCCGATGGAAAGTGGAACCCGCTCATCTTCACTGGCTCTCTCGTCGGTGTTCAACTCATCCATGACCTCGCATTCTATTACGGTGTGATTACACAGGTTCCTCGTGGAGCCAATACAATGATGGATGTGTTCAAGGACTATGCTGCCAGTGGCGGTGGTAAAATCCTCTTTGGCGATGCCCTGATGATGATTGCCAGTTCCGGTCTTGCCATCACATTCAAGACAATGCCAGCACATATCTTGGCGGTTGTGGGGTCTCTCGTAACGTATGCGATGCCCTATTTCCTATACACCCGCAACCAGTTTAGTGTTGCCCGTTAAGATGTTGGAATACTGCAGCAGTTGCCAGACTATCTGCCATCGAATTTCCACAATAGGGGAACTCCTTATGCTTTGTATGAGCCGCAATATGTTTAATGATTAAAAAATGCTGCGACTGTTCATAAAACTCAATCATGGGCTTCAACAAATCCAAATGCTCCAGTGGCTTCTTAGCATTCTGTGCTCTCCGCCACCCTCGCACTTTCCATTGCGGCCCCCATTCCATCACACACTTCCGAGCATATTCCGAATCTGTCCAAATCGTAATAGTTCCCTTCAAGTCTCTTGACTGAATTTCTTCAAAGGCGCGCGCAAGACCACGAAGTTCCGCTCGTTGATTTGTTTGAGGTTCCGAAAGAGGTACAAGTTCTGCCAACCCATGGGGCTCTGTCGCATCAGGGAGATTCCAAAAGACGACAGCAAACGACGCACGAGCCGACCCCTTTCCATTATTCGGACATGCGCCGTCGGTAAAAATATGGAGCATTGCTACTCGTATTGGTATATTTCTTTTAGTAACACGAGTAGAAAGTTTAAATGGACGCCCACGTAATCATCAACCTCTTTCATATTTTCCTTGTAGCACCCTTTTTAATTTGGGTTGGTGTAAGTCGTTCCTCTCTACCCGATGGTGTCTTTATCGCCCTCTTAATTCTCGGTATTATTGTAACTCTCTACCATTCCTATAAGGCATTCAACCGTCTTATGAATAAATCTGCTTATGCATGGGTGAACCTTCTTCACGCTCTCTGGGTCGGCCCCCTCCTCTTGTATATTGGTGCAAGGAAAAAAGATGCGCCCCGCCCCGCATTTGAACTCCTTCTCGTGACTGCCTTTGGCGCGCTTGGCTACCATCTCTATGAATTAGCCGCCCACTATGACTACCTCTAAACCTTAATAGTATTCCAGAGGGTATACTGCTCATGGGATTTTTCCAGGTTTACACACTTGGACGCGTGGTAATAGAAGAGGGTCATACTCTTAAACGACCGATTACACTCGGTACACGAGACAACCGTCTCCTCCTCCAACGGCTTCCCCTTCAAACTATTCGTAAACTCCTTCAAATGGATCCGCAAGAAGTGAATAAGACGATTGCCCTTACGAATATCCTCATAGTCACATCCAGAACAAGGACACTTGAATGTCTCCCTGTTCTCGAGTTTATCCGCATGACGAGACTTTACATGCATATCCAAGAGCGCGTTCTGTAGGAACCGCGCGTCGCAGTGCTTACAAGGGTATGGCAGGGCTCCCTCGTGCTTCTTCAGATGATAAAACATAGTTGAGCGGATCCTTGCGGTATAGTCGCAATGAGGACAGATAAACTGACCCTCGGCGTTCTTGATGTACTCGTTGACCATTGTAGAAAGAGAGAGAGTGTAGATTGATACTTCCTTGGCGCGGCCCACCGCCATCAATTTTTTGCCGACTAGATGGCTACTCTACGCGACCAAATTCGGCTCTCACGCGTCTATAGCAATCTCCTCGGATAAAGTCTTCTACAATTGTATCTGGTGAATCATGCTGCGTTCTATGTAAAATATCGTACTTGGAATACTCATCTTTAATTTCGTTATAATACTTGGACACCCAACGAATAATAAAATGATACAGGATTGGATATCCTTCTCCCTTGGCCCATTCCTCAAAAATGTGATTAAACTCCTCTTGAACGGTCATCCCTATAAATGACACCCTTTTTGAATCTAAAGCCGACGCATTAAATACTTTAGAAATGTCTGGAAAGCCCCGTATCCTCGTGCTCACGCTCGCTATCGGAGCAGACTACCGTCGCAATCTAGAAAAAGCACTCGCCAGTAAGCGAGACTACTGCAAACGACATGGATATGAATACCGCGAATGTCATGAAGAAGTCTGGTGCAAAGAGCGACCGATTGCGTGGAGTAAAGTCCCCGTTTGGAAAGAAGTAGCGGCGCAATGGGATGCCTATGACTATATCTGGATTTCTGACGCCGATGTTTGGATTACCAATCCTGACCTTCGTCTAGAAGATCATGTTCTACCTCTTCTGCCAGATAACAAGGATTTACTCTTGACGTATGACAGTTGCCAACACGTTAATTCTGGAAATATGATCCTCCGCCCTTCTAAATGGGCTGTTACATTCTTTGAAAAGGTGTGGAACCAGACAGACTGTCTCTATCATATTTGGTGGGAGAATAAGGCTATTTGTAACCTTATGGCTTCTTCTCCAGAAGATATGGAGCATATTGAAGTCACTATGGAAGCCTATCGATTTAATGCTTACCTCCGTGGCTATCGCGGTACCCGACAATGGCAGCCTGGTGACTTTCTCGTTCATTTCGCAGGAGTCTATAAATCGGAAGAAATGGCAACCCTCATGGCACGCATTGAGCGGGGCGAAATCCCGAGACTTTCCATGTAGGTGTGTCTGAAGAAAAATCTGCGTTCACTTGTAGAAAGAGAAATGGCTTCTACTCGTCGTAACCGTCGTACCAGTCGCAAGGCCGAGCGTAAGCAGGAGGGTGGCGCCCACAAGACCGTCGGCTCTAAGGCCGAGGTGTTCCACGGAACCGCCAAGCACACTTCCGGTGGTCTGGTCAAGAAGGATCTGGTCAAGACCCGCCGTGGCCGCATCGTCAGCCGCCGCAAGCAGATTGCTGGCAAGAAGGCCATCATGCGCCTGCGCAAGCTGGGCTACGTCGCCAAGAAGGGACAGTTCAAGCTGTTCACCAAGAAGTCCAAGCGCGGTGGCTTCAGCGACATGAAGATGGGTCTGGATGCCGCTGGTGGTCTGTAAATTCTTTTCTAAGAAACTTTATTAAAGTTTTATAGAAACCAAACTGGATACTGTACTAACTCCCGAGTATCCTCCTGTTCCCTTTTCTGAACCCGTGAAGCAAGTCCCTGGATTTTGTAACGTCATTCCTAATGTTCTTTCACTTGAAGAATGTCAGAACATTATACAACTCTGCGAAGAAAAAGGGTTTTCCCCTGCCTCCTTTTATACCGATAAAGATGGTGTTGAGCATTATTCCGATATCCGCAAATCTCAGCGTCTTCTTATCGATTCGGTACCTTTTGTCGAGACACTTTGGAAACGAATTCAACCCCACGTTCCTAGTACATTATACACAGATGAAGAGGTTGTTGGTCTCAATGAACGCCTACGAATGTTAAAGTACTTGCCTGGAGATGAATTCAAACCCCACGTGGATGGGAATTATGTGTCTCCACAAGGACATGTATCAAGACTAACACTCCTCGTCTATTTAAATGAAGGATATGAGGGAGGATTTACTCATTATTACACCCATGACGGACTTTGGCTCGGTATTCCTCCTCAATCTGGAATGGTCGTATTACAAGACCAGAACCTCTATCACTATGTGCCACCTCTTATACAAGGCTGTAAATATGCAATTCGTACGGAGGTGATGACCTGTATTCCTCATAATCCTGCTCACGATAAAGTGATACGACTGACTACGACTGAACACTAAGACCCTCTTGACATGAGCGTTTGTAATACAGATGCTAAGAGGCTTTTTCCTTCTGATTTTGTCTCTGATGCGTAATACCAATATAAGGATGGCTCTGGTTCTTCTATACTACTCACGGCCAAGGTCGCGCCAGCCCCTCGTAAATCTTTCAACGCATCCCGAATACTAAACGACCCAAGTTTATCAGCAGAGATTACATTTGCAAGAGCCGCATGCATCGCATCCATTAACGCAAGCTCTACGGCCTTTGCAGGTGGAAAAAAGGTTGCATCAAAGGTCACTGGAACCTGTGGAAGGGGTAAGGAAAGTGTTTGAAAACATACAATCGTGGGGGCTTTTAATCCAAGAGGAAGAAGTTTCTGAAAGAGAACGGGTGGAACCTTAACTTCAGGGGTACAGACAACTAAACACGGTTGGGGCTGATGTAAAAGAAAGGTTAGAATGAGGCTCCAGTCCATTGCCGCTGTAGGCTGAAAGATAGTATCCCAGCGATCGGTTAATTTCCACGCTTCTGTGCTCGAGGAGCAGGTTACTAAAATGCGTCGTTGAAACGGGGGGTTTTCTAAAAATAACTGTTCTTGAAACCCGGGCGGATAGAGAGCAGGAGACCCTGGCGCAAGAAACCACCGAATCCGACGGCCACGGAGAGGCGACTCAAATGCCTCCAATTGAACCACGTTATTCATTCAAGAGTACCTGTTAAAACATAGACATAGGATAGAAATAAATGAACGCGGTTGCTGCCTTTTTTGCCACCATGGGTCTTCTCATGCTAGTGGACATGCCTTGGCTCTTCTTTATTGGCGGCGCATATGGCGATGCGGTTCAACGTATCCAGGGCGGCAGGCCTATGGTTGTGCGCTTCTTTGCTGCTCTCCCCGTCTATGTGGCTCTGGCATTCTTGGTACGTCGTATGGAAAGTATCAAGGATGCGTTTATGACTGGCGCTGCTACGTATGCCGTGTATGATTTTACAGTGATGACCGTGTTTAAGGACTACCCTCTAAGTCTGGCGGTCGGTGATACAGTGTGGGGTGGTATCTTATTTGCGGCCGTCTACAGTTTAAATAAGTGGTTGAAGTTATAAAATGGTTGGAGCATTATACATAAGGATTCCAAGCCCACTGTAAAAGGGCTTGCCGTTGTCTCGGACGACAGGTTAAATCACCTGCAGGACAATTCTTCTTCACGCCTCCAGCATGTCGTGCAAAGGCTCTCCAACGTTTTATTTGAATAGCATCGAGGGCAGGAATACGTCGTCCCATCCAATAGCGGCAATACCACTGAAACCAACCACGTTCATCTGGATTGAGAGAGGGGTCTGAGAGACCAGGATACTGGGATGCCTTTGAACCCTTGTGAGGAATCCAGCCTTTAGTGTGCCATTCTTGAAGCGGGAGACGGCTCTTTATTTTAAAGAGATTTACTTCAATATCGGCTCCTTGAGGTCTAAGCTTATCCAGAGCGATAGCATCTAGAAACCATTCGGCAGGGAATTCAGTTAAACAGTCATTCAAATACTTGCCTTCAAAGACACCAAGGCGAAGCATTTGAGCCGGTGTAAAATAGGGCTTGAAGGTTGGGTCAAAGTTTGTGCCAGGGGCTTCTTCCAGTGTGTATTTATAGGTTGTTTCCATGCTATTGTGGACGTGGATTGTATCGCCTTTATGAAAAGAGGATAATGGTCTACCATTTGTTTCTAAAAAGGCAATCATATCCTCGGGTGTCTTTCTTGTTTGAAGAACCATAGTAAACCCTACTCTGTTTCTTGAAAAAATTGATTAGGGGGAATTGGTATAGAACTGTATAGAAAGAATGGAACGTCCCAAGCGTCAGCTCTTGCCTCCTCACACACCCCCCGCCGATGCGGAGGCCTATCTCACAGCCTGTAGTCCTGAAGAAAAGAGGCTCGTTCAACTCGCGATTGAACAGCTGGGGAGTAGTTATTTTATGGAGAAAAGTCATGGCTATCTAGCGTGGAAGGCAAAGTCGGCTAAGAAATAATCATATATGTTTTATCTATACTATTTATAAACACATAAACTCATTTTTTAGTTAACGTAAACAACCGCTAGCACCACCACTTTAGCAAGACCTCGCGCACTCTGTTACCTTAATCTGAAAACGCACATAGAAATAATCTTCAAGGCCGATGATATCTTGTTGAGGGTTGTTCATTAGACCTAGTTCATGTTCACGGCCCACAACCTCACGGCGACTTACCTTTCTCTTGAATACAAACTTCGTCTTAATTTCAATGATATCATCCTGAATGAGAGGCCAAGAACCAGAACTATACAGTTCTGCATTCGTTTCGAAAATACCGGTAAAAGGGATACCAGACGCATCAACGAACCGGCTGGGGCAAGCGGTGAGAAGATCGCGGAACATCCTATTTGTGGCACCAGCTTCTGCAGACTTAATAGAATGTACAATCGCCTGTGCAACTTCAGTGCTTGTTACCATCCGATGAGTATCTTCAAGATTATAAATCACATTCAGGGTCTGAGCACCTGAGTTACCATACATCTTGTATAGTAAAAATGCAAGAGGGATATCATTAGCAGAGACACCCGCTTCACGGAGTCTAGGGTCAGAGTTCATTCTATCAAGATAGGATGTGCTAAAATGAAGGCCGCTTATTACACCATCAATATCATGATACCCGCTATTGAGAGCAACTATAAGTGCAGCAACAAAATCGGCCTCTGCCGCAGAATTGAGCTTGGCAGACGGATGGGCGGTGCCAGCAGCACGCTGCCAGCCCATATAGGTCATCATAGCTGTCTTATCACACTCAATCACTACTCGATGACCGTAATCCTTCACATCTGTAACGCTTATAGTATTCTTCACTGTCATATTAATATCAACAGGCTCGGCAAACTTCAGTAGGATTGACATTTTAATATATTATATTATAGTATAATAACTATCTTTAAATTATAATATAATACTATAAATAGAACTAAACTATTTTTAAATAAATTTATGCAACCGTGATAGTGAGCTGGTTAATCAGATTGCCACGATTGTACAAGTCAAAGTAGCACTTGTATGTCTTTGTGCCAGATACACGAGATAACTTGATAGTCTTTGTGGGAGATGCGTCAAAGAGGAGTTCATCTGCTACAGGGTCGTATACAATAGAATAATAAGGCGCAGCATACACATTGGTATAGCTATTGCTAGAATCAAGAACAATAGGCTTCGCAGCGTTCACTAAATCAGTAACATCACTATCTGTATTATCACCACCGTTCGTTACACTTGTAATCACAACACCACCAGCACCACCACTTCCACCAGACCCTGCACCCTCTGTGGCCTTAAACTGGAGACGGACATAGAAATAATCTTCAGGACTGATGATATCTTGCTCATTCTCATTTATTAGACCCAGGTCATGCTCACGGCCAGCTACACCACGGCGAGTAACCTTGCTCTTGAACACAAACTTGGTCTTAATTTCAATGATGTCATCCTGAATGAGAGGCCAAGAACCAGACCCAGATACATCTGCATTCGTCTCGAAAATGCCCGTAAACGGAATACCAGATGCATCGAAGAAACGATTGGGGCAAGCAGCAAGAAGATCACGGAACATCATGTCCGTGGCACCAGCCTCGGCTCCCTTGATGGAGTCCACAATAGCCTGAGCAACTGCAGCACTGGTAATCATTAGACGAGAGTCTTCAAGATTAAAGACGACATTCAGGGTTTGGGCACCAGAGCTTCCATAGAGTTTGTAGAGAACAAACGCCAGAGGAATGTCATTGGCAGACACGCCAGAGGCACGCAGACGAGGGTCTGAGTTCACTCCATCAAGATAAGAGGTGCCAAAGTGGAGGCCACCTGTTACACCATCAATGTCGTCGTAGCTGCTATTGAGCGCAACTACTAGAGCAGCGACAAAATCAGCCTCTGCCGCAGCAGTCAGCTTGGCAGTCGGGCGATCAGCACCCGCAGCACGCTCCCAGCCCAGATATGCTGTCATAGCAGCCTTATCGCACTCGATGATTAGACGGTGGCCGTAATCCTCCACATCAGCAAAATTCACATCATTGTCCGCGGACATGTCAACTTCCACAAGCTCGGAATACTTCAGCAGTGTACTCGCCATCTTGCTATACCGATGTCACAGATATAGTATCGAAATAATCTTATTTTCGTACACAGGATATGCGTTAGTTGTATAGAGTATTAGTATAGGCTCTATACTAGGAATTATAAGACATGGAAGAACGATTGCTGGATTCGTCCAAATATAAAATTAGTCTCGTCTCTCTCGATAGTCGGTATGCTTCTCAGATTGATTGTGATAAAGGAGAATTTAAGATTGTATTGCCACGAACGATGAAAAATGTGATGCGCATTCGTATGGCGAGTGCTGAAATCCCCCTTGTAGAATATGTTTTTTCACTAGAAAATGGAAATACGACCTTTGCGGTTCGTCTTGGAGCCAATCAAACCTTTGTCAAATGCAACCCTATTCCGGATGGAAATTATACAAGTGCGAAATTAGTGACTGCTATACAAAGTTCATTACAAAATATTCACTCTGGATTTACTGTTAATTTTAATCCTACAAATGGTAAAATCTCTATTACAAATTCAAGTTTAACATTTCAAATGTATTTACAATCTTACAATAAACAAATCGCATCAAGACCTGCGGATTGGGGGATTGGGTATCGCTTAGGATTTCGGCAAGGAAATATACAAGCAGCGGCACTTCCTGCTGGAGCAGGATTTGGTATTGTTGGCGAGGCTCTGTTATCCTTGGCACCTGCACCGTATTATTTATTACAATTGGAATGCCCTGAAGCCGTTGAAAATGTTACACACCCTCTTCTTGATGATGCATATCTTAATGCCTTTGCAAAAGTCATTCTAAAAGATAATTTCTATACCTATCAATTTGATGATAATCAAAATTTAGTTCGTAAAGAGTTTACGTATTTAGCACCTCATAGTATTCCCTTCTTTACCGTACGTCTTGTGGATGCCTGGGGAAAAACAGTCAATATGCAGCTTATGGATTGGTCCTTAACAATTGAAGTCACAGAAGTAGTAAATTCAAAGACCTATGCGGCTATCTCCAATACATATGCGCGTCCTTAGTTGGTTTTGTTGATCTTAAGATCTATTTTTATGAAATGGTTTTCTAGTTCATAAAAATAGGTTGTTTACTAAACTACAGTCCTCCTATAGTTTAATAGATGAGGAACTGCAGGCGCACGTAGAAGTAATCCTCGGGGGCGATGATCACCTGCTCGTTCTCGATACCACCGGCGGAGGGGCCGGTGATGTCGTGCTCGCGGCCAGCAACACCACGACGAGACACAGT